TTTACTCTTTTTCCAAGTTCTTCTTCTATACGTTCTATTTTATCTTTTGATAATTCTTCCCAAGGGCTTACTTTTTCACCATATTTAAATAAGTTTATAAGTTTCTCAAATGACATTCTTTCACTCATTTGACGTGATAATTTCATCATTTGTGCAATGTCTTTTAATGATAAACCATCTAATGCATCAATAAGATCATCCTTTGCTGTTTTATCTGAAATAATATCTTGAGTAATGTTTAAACAAGCCCTATTTGTATCAATGAAATGTTCTCTTTCATTGTGCCCAGGCATTGGTATACTTACAGAACTAACCATAGAGTTATTTAAATAGTATGCTGGAGGAATCATTGCATTATTGTGTGCAACAATAACTACGATATTTCCTATATTAGCAAAATTAGAATCTAGCATATTATATGATTGACTCACTTCAAGCGTTTTTCCTAAAGTTGCTAGATAGTCTCTTTCTTTTTCTGATAGTGAATTTACATTTCCAAATATATAATCAGAATAATCTAGAACAAAGGCAGTTTTCTGATGACTATTTCTCATAACATTTAACATATATGGAAAAAAATTATCAGGCGATTTATAGCAATTTCCACTTTGAGTTGTATTCTCACTCATATCAAAATCATCTAAATCATAAGCATCTGTTGAAGTTTCTTGAGTGTTTATATTATCAATATCTGTAACTTCATCTGAAACACTATAATCTATTCCATCAATTCTATCCCATTTAATAACTTGCTTAAATCCTTTATCCCGTATATAAGAAATAAGTGTATTAATTACAGAGTCATATTTTCCAGAATTTTTAGGATTAAGCATTATATCAGCTGTATTTCCAAAAACAATAATAGAAGATTTATAACCTATATCTCTACTAAAACGTTCAATCCAAAGATTTAATTCTCTATCTGCCATTATGCTTTTCTCCCTTCATTAGTTGGTAAAGTGTTTGCATCCATCGAAAGTTTATCAGGATTTTCCCATAAAACTCTTTCATCAGATAGTTTTATAGAATATACTTTTTCAAGATCAACATTAAATTTTTCAATATCTTTTAAACATGTCATTCCAGCATAGTTATCAAATTTATATGCAATCTTTCCACGTAAATCTACATTACATATTGCACGTTTCCCAGATGGTTGCTTAGCAACAATCTTTACATAATTTTTTCCATCTGTCTGTACTAGTTGAGGTTTTTCAACTGTAAACTCTTGTTTTTGAAGTTGTTTTATAATAGATATTACAATTTCTCTACGAGTTTCTTCAGAAATAAGGGTTTCATCCACTTCATTTTCAAGTTCAATTACTTTTTTTTTAATAGTATTTGAGTCTATTGTTCCATTTTCAAGAGCAGACCTAAGTTTATTTATTTTATTTAAAAATTCCTGTGTTTTTTCTTGATTTTCAATTTTTTCTGATTTTAAACGACTTTCAGCTTCATTAATAGCCTGAGCCACATTCTTTTGATAATGCTTTTTGACTGTGTTTTCCTTCCAGTCAGAAGCTTTTTTTTCAGCTTCAGAAATAATGGAAGCTGAGATTTCTTTAAGTTCTGTAGAAGAAGATAGTTTTCCATTCTCAATATCTTTTCTAAGTTCTTGCATTTTTGATATAGAATAATTAACAACAATAGGACTCGTAATTGTTTGAAGTATTTTAAAATATTCATTCATTAATTCACTTTGTTGTTGCTCTCTTTCAGCACGTAGGGCTGCTACTCTCATACGTTCTGAACGATCAAACTCTTCACGGGCTGCAGATGCTAATGATGACATACTTCTAATGTATGAGCCAACATCAAAGCTTATATCTCTAGCACTTTCAGGATCAGACACTAATAAATCTCTAATTCTAGCAAGATCTGATTCTAGCCTACTCATTTCAGATGGGATATAGGCTGAAAGTCCATGACTTAGCATTTCTCTGTATTGTTGCTCATAACGACGATAAAATTCTTCTGTTGTTGCAGCAATTCTGTTTAAATAAATTTGTCTTCTACGTTCAGCTTCTAGCTGATAAGAATATTCATATGAACTACTCATAGCTCCCCCTTATTTCTTTTTTTTCTTAGCTTTCTTTTTATTATTTTTATTTGCTGTTTTTTCTTCTTGTTTTGTAGCTAAATACGAGTCAAGAGTCATAGTTTCAATATTATTGGCAATAGCAATATTTCCAAGGTTAGTATCATCAGTTAAAAGTATTGGTTTCTTTGTACAATATTTAATTGCAATTGAAAGAATTTTATTATCATTTTTTTCTTTAACTAAATCTTTTGATAATAACTCTGGATAACTTGATTCTTTAATATTTAACCAGTCACATTTATTGTATTTACTTATATTTCTAATTACTTCTCTAGCTTTATAGGCTGTTTCTTCATTCTCTGAATTTTTAAGTCCATCCAATTCATCTAATACAATCATTGGGATAACTAACAAAGTTTTCTTTTCATCAAACCATGAAATTAGATTAGGCTCATTCAGTAGTGTACAAGTATCTACTATATACACTTTACTAAATTTCATGAATGAATCATCAAAGAATGTAGCAAGTGCATTTCTCAAACCATCTATATTCTTTTTAACACTCATGAATGGATTGTCCGTTTTAAGAAATTCATCTAAATTAAATACTTTATTTATAAATTCTTCTTCCTCTTTTTTCCATTGTCTAACATTTTCATAGAGTTCTTTTAAAATATCCTTATGTGCAAGCACTATCTCATTATATTTTTCATTACTTATTGTTTTGTATAAATTTAATTTAGGAATTAATTTTTCAATTTGAAGAGATATTCTTTTCAAATTGAGAATAGTTTTCTCTACAATTGTGTATTCATCTATTTCAAAAAGATTTTCATCTTTAAATCTATTAAAGAAATTAAGAATACTTTTTTCAGAGTACAAATATTTGTGTAATTCCATTTTTGTAATCCAATTTATATGAGTTTTTTTAGTTGATTCAATCACTTTCCAGAAGCTCCAAATATCTTCTAATGAATCCTGTACTCCAATATTTTCAATCACAATTTGTAACATTTTTTGGAATAAAGTATCATCTTGTTTAAAAAGATTAATTTCAGCATACTCACTTATTATTTTTTTTGCATTTTCTATATTTTTACTGTGTTTAATAATATAGTCTTTATCTATAAGGAAATTTTCTTTATCTGTAGCTAAAATTGCATTTTTTCCATAAAACTCTTTACTGTTTTGATTAAATGATTCAATAATTTTAGCTTTATCATCAAGTTTTTTATTTTCAGAGACTATGTTAGTGACATATTCTAAAAATAAATCTTTTAAGCCTAGTTCATAGAGTGCAAATAATATAATATTATCTTGAGTATAATATTTAGCTACTATATTTGCTATAGTATTGGGTAAATTATTTTTATATTCTTTTGGAATATATGCAATTGGAATATCCTTAAATATTTCTCCAGCTGACACAGTTGTCATACAAGCTTTTACTGAATTGCTAACGTTGAAATACAGACCTTGAGTATTTAAGTCATAATCTGGAATACAAATAATTAATTGCATTTTTGATTTTTTAACTTCAAATTTATCAGCACCAAATACTATTCCTATTCTAAGATTTTTTTTATTTGGTTGAGAAATTTTTACATCTTGATAATATTTTGCTTCAACACAGAATAAATCATCATTTTTTATAAATTCTCCTATAAGGTTGTTTATTTCATCAATTGATACTAATTTTTTTATTTCATCATCTGGATTTTTTATTTCAATAGATGGTAAATTTTTTAACTCCTCTGGATAAGGAATATCAAATTTTTTTAAACTTATTTCATCTATATTTTGATCTTCCATACCAGAAATTTTCCATTTCATTCCATCTACAAGTTCAACTTTTCTAGTAATATTTTTCCAATATAACTCAGTATATAATTGTCTAATACTTTGAACTTGAGTATTAGATGTAAGCCAACTTAATTCATTTTGTTTTTTGGTATTTTGAATTTTTGAAAAAAATTCTCTTATAGCTCCTTCTGGAAAATCAGAATTATCTGGATTATCAATATCAATAATAGGAATACCAGTAGCTTCTTCTTTATAAAGAGTTGTTTCATTCTTTAACTTTAAGATTTTTTCTACAAGTTCATAATAAAAAGAAAATGTCTCTTCAGAGGAAACCCCAGGCAATAATCCTTGTGCCTGCATTTCACGTCCTGTTGGAGTTAATCTTAAATTATTCATAGCAACTGTATTAAGTTCAGTTTCATCATCAATTCTAGAAATAATAATTGCTCCAATATCTTGAAGTGAAATTAATACTGGACGAATTAATAAATCAGCATCAGATATAGTGAAAAACTTTTCAAAAAACTTAGCAATAGAAAATTCAGAATAATTTGATAATTTTTCACATCTAGTTATAGATTCTAAAATAACCCACTCAATAGCAGTGGATTTTCTAGATGTAAAATGAGAAACCTCAGTTTTATATAGTATACAGGGATATGATAGTGTCACTTCTGTAAAATTCATAATTTTCCTCCCATATTTTTATATTCATCAATAATTTTTTCTTCAATTTCAGGACTAATAATTTTATTACAGTTCTTAAAACCTCCCTTTCTATATAAGGCTTCCATAATATTTTTATATACTGGTGCTGTTTTAAATCCTGGCATATCCATATTAGGAAGTTGTACAGATTGATTTTCATACATATGTTTAGCTCCTACAATAAAAAGCAGTTCTTGAGCACGAGAGAATGCAACATTAATACGCTCAAATGCAACCACATGCTTACTAGCTCTTCCTTTCTCATTATTTCTTACTAAACTTGTAATAATAATATTCTTTTCTTTACCTTGAAATCTATCAACAGTATTTATATCTACATTAATAGCTGAGAAATCATAAGTTTTTTTAGCATTACGAAAGGCATCTCTAATTTCATTTACTTGCATTTGATAAAAACTAATTACTCCAACTGTCTTTTGTTTATTCTTATTATATCCTTGCTTTTTATAAGCATCAGCTATTTTCTTTAATAATTCTATTACAATATATTTTTCTAAAATATTGTAATTAGAAGTACTATTGTTAGGTCTTACTTCATAAATAGGTTTATTACTTGGTGTGCAAGAAGAGTCAATCCAATAGGCATGTCTTTCTGGTATTATAAATGTACTTTCATCTATACCTTTGATGGTTAAATTATGATTTTTTTCCATTATTTCTACTTCTTTTGAATTTCCACATGATAAACGTTGCTCATAAAATCTATTAATTATATCCATAATATCTGTATGCATACGATATTGTACAAGTAGTGAGTGCTTTATATTTTCATCAGCTTGCTCAAAATAGACCTTAAACAAAGATGATGTAACCATTTTTTTAAATCTTCTAAAGTTTTCTTGAGTAAGTAAATCTCTTATCTCTTCAGGGATACTATCTTGATTTTCAATTAATTCTCTATATGATTTCTCATGTTCTTTGAACATTGGAGGTAACTGTCTATGATCTCCTACTAATATAGCTTTACGTGCTTTCATCAATGGAATAAGCAATTCTGGTGGAGTTGCTTTACTAACTTCATCAATAATTACAACATCAAAATCATTATATCCATTGTCAGAAAGATTTCTCATATTATCAGTACAAGAAATACCTACAACATTACATGCATTTATATAAATTTGTTGATAATGTTCTTGATCATCTTTAAAAGAATTTACATCATCTAAATGCTCTTTAAAACTCCTAATTGTTTTTTCCCAATCATTTCTAATAACACTTTGTTCTCTAAGTAGTTCTATATTTTTCCTTTTTTGTGACTCAATGTGTTCTATAATATCATTAGCTGATGTTGCTTCTATTTGATATTTTTCCCGCAATTCAAGTAAAGTATCTTTTTTAGAACGAATCTGACTTATAGTTTCTTCTATATCACTTTTTATTTTATTCTCTGCTATTTTATATTGTTTCTCTATTTCTTTAGCATAAGCTTTATTTAATATATTTCTTTGTTTTTCTTCTTCTTCAAATCTCTTAGTCCAGTAATTACTCATTTAAATCAGGAACTTTTTTAGTTCCAAAATCTCCAGGATAAGGATCTAATTCTTTATTTTCTTTTTCAAGTTGTTTTATTTCTTCGTCAAAATTGTTAACCCAAGGATGTTGAGTTATTATAGTTTTTTGAGATATGATACCAACACTAGACTTACAATTATTAATTGTTTCAGATTCATTAACTAAAACATCTCTATTAAATATTACATCTATATCATCATCAAATTTACCAAGATTATTATTTGCCAAGTGATTATTCACAAACCAAAGTATCTCTTCAAAACTTGCTTGTAATTCCGTCTCCATAGAATTTGCATCAAGATCCATATCACTATACATTGATTGAATATTCATTTGATTAGGATTACCTGAAAGACTCTCTTCTTTGACGTCGTAACTCCTCATATTTTCAACCAAAGCTTTTTTCATCAATTTTAAAATCAACTCATAGTTAGTTGCATTTACTGCAATTTGCAATGAATTTACATCACCTGCAATACCGTCCATTGTTCTGACTTTAATTACTCCATATGTCGCCAAGTTTTTTCTAAAACCATCAAGGTTAGCGCCGTCATAATTTTTAAGCACCAGCACAGTATTTCTTACATCTTCGGACATATTATTGGTAAAGTCAGATTGAAGTAAGTTTATAGCGTCTTGTATTGATTTTGCACGTCTTATAAGCGGTATTTCTCTATGGTTATATTTTATTGCAATAAGTGGTATATGCTCCCAGTTATATCCTTGGCCGTTAAGATTTATATATGATGTTTTATCTTTTTCCAACTTCAACTTACCATTGGTAAAGTCATAAGTTGTAACACCGTCTTTTTCGAATAAATCAACTTTTTTGCTTATCTGCTTGACAGTGCCTGTATATTCTTCTACATTATATAATCTTAAAGCACATTCCAAATCGCTGTGTGTATCATCTCTCCAAAAAGGCAAGACATCACATCCGGCAAAGTATTTGAAATCAAGCTCACTATTGTTGTTGTAATATGGGTATAAAAAAGAAATTCCACTATTTAAAGATGAAATTGCACAGTTTTTTATGGTTCTGAAAAACTTCTTGTTTAGTATTTTTTGAACCTGTCTTTCATAGTCTTTATCCTCGCTGTGAAAAGATAACGGCTTACCAAGTAAATAATCAGCCTTTTGATCAACATGTTTTGAATATTGATTGTCGATGATTTTATTATTAGGAAGATACTTTACTTCCACCTCAAGTCCGTTATCATCAATCATTGTCCTTTTACGTTTTAATATATCGTGAGTACCTTCATAATATCTTTGACCGTCCAACATCTCTATGCGTTTTTGTGAAGTCTCCCAAGCCTTGAGTTCAGCTTCAAAAAATTCAAGTTTTGTCATAGCTCTGTTTTTATCAAACATATATTTAAACAAACTCATATTAAGCAATAAAAATTACACCCCCCTTTTTAAAAACTGAACCTGTCTGCATTAAATGCAGATCTCACAAAATATCTCAAATCATCCATAGCATGGTCGTTTTCTTTTATAGGTCTGTCTTCTATGGATTTATCATCCCAACAATATCCTTCAAATTCTCGTATACAGTCTTTGCATATATCACAAATTAAAATATCGCCCGCATTCAAATGCACAGCGACATCTCTTATACCATCTATAACACGATTGCTTGCCTGTTCTACATAATATTGACCGTCACGTCTTATTACTTCTATAAAACTTGCAGCTGACGGATCCACTATTATCTTTCTTATACTTTTGCCACCTGCAAGAATTTTTATTGCCTTATAATGTTCCTCATCCGTTCTTTGAATTCCTCTTGCACGACCGTCATAATAATACTCGTTTACCCTGTACCATTTACCTTCACATAGTCCCCATAGACCGGCTGATGTCGGGTTATATGTTCCATAGTCCACAGATATATAATACTGTTCGTAGTTTCTGTTAATAGACGGTACAACATGCTTTTCTCGTGAAAACATAGGGTATATAACTCCCTCTGCTCTTACCCATTGACCAAGTATATATCTGTTGTAAAAAACTGTACCTGCATATTCTTTTTTTAACTCTCTAACAAATTTTTCAGTCAAAAACGGATTGTCGTCAATTATATAATGCTGATGGAATATATCCGCATTTGACTCTAAAAAAACCTTAAACCAATGGTTTGGACTGTCGGGATTGCACGTCCCGTCAAAACAGCTGTTGGGTTTATCAAGACGAGATTTAAGCATCTGAAAAACAGGCTCCGACCAAGTAGTAATTTCATCGCCATAGCAATATTCAATGCCCGCCCCCTGAATACGTGCCACTTGGTTTTTCTTATCCGCTCCAAGAGCATAAGCCTCACGACCGAATAACTTTACTTTATTATTAGATGAAATGTGACCTACAAGTTTATCACCCCAAATAGACCTCATAGGGTCAAGGATATTACGCTCCAATGTACCTTGAGTATTTCCGAGCAGTACAATAAGCCCGTTATCTTCACAGGCTCTTATACGTTTTGCTATTACATAATAATCAAGATAAGTCTTCCCCGACCTTGTTGCTCCGCTCTTAATATTCCATCTTCTGTTACAGTTGTTCCAAAATTCCTTTTGTTTAGGACTTAGCTGCATCATCAATCGCCCCAA